CCAAACAGAATCTGCGGTCCAGCCAACCGTGGCCGGATATGCGGATTCATCTCCAGGTTGCTCAGACGCAGGATGATCGCCGTCTCTGGCGTCAACACATCAGCGTCTGCTGCTGACACCCGGAACTGGCTGTGGTCCGTGAACGCCAAGATGTTCTCGTCCACAGGCAGCAGCCAGTTCATCTCCGCACTGGCTTCACTCGTGCCCAACACACTGAATCCATCAGTCGCGGTCAGCGCCACGCTGGTGTCCTGGAAGAAATTAAAGATCTGATCCGTCTCGCTGAAGATCACGCTCTGTCCAGAGCAGAACGTGTACCGACCACGGAAGAACGTATGGTCTCGAATCCGCTGACCAATGAAGTCAGGGTTCGGCACCGTCTCCTCATCACCAGCTGTCCGCTCACCCCACTTCGGGAACGTGTAGCTATACGTCTTGCCACCCACTGTCTGCGTCTGGGTGCTCCCGTCTGCTGGACCAACAAACAGCACACCACGATCCACCCGGTAGATCACCAGTGGCATCGTGTCCTTATCCAGTTCGTACTGCAGACCTGGCTTCAGCGTCTCTGCCCAGCTCCCCTCTCCAAACGCTGAACCACCTCGTGTTGTGAACTTCACCCACCGGTCATCAACCGTTTGACCTGGGTCACCTTCCACCTTCACCACAAACCCATTGGGTGCAACCAGTGGCAACTGACCAACGAACACCACATCGTTCTGAATGGCACGCGCCAGGTCCGTTGCTCGGCTGTCATCCACCTCCAACCGGAAGCTGGCACCATCGATCCGTCTGACGTGGACCACGAACTGTTCCACCGTCGCTGTGTAGCCAGCCACTGCGTTCACCAACGTCGCCAGCTGATTCGCTACCTCACTGGTGCTCAGCTGGTTATTGCTGTCTGTTGCCTTCGGCGTGGTGTACGTCCCAGCTGCGACGCCATCCAGTTTCACCGTGTACTTCACGTCATACGTGACGCCCTGTACAAAGATCAGCGCCTCGTTCTTCGCTGCTGGACTCGTGGCACTGGAGAACCCCGTGATCTTCTCCCGGTTCAACAGCAGGCCAAGCGGACCAGCGTTGATCAATACGTACTTCTTGAAGTAGTTACCTGCCGTGTTGAACAGGTATCCATTGCTGGCGCTGGTCACCAGGCCACTAGCCACGCTCATCCCAGTGCCATGCACATGCACAGCAGCTGGCGTCCCGTTCAACGTGAATAGGGTCTTGGTCGTCCCAGCTTGTGGGTAGGTGAAGACGCTGTATCGCTCACCCGCGATGACAGACATCATCTCCAGATAGAAGTCTGTGACTGGCTGGGGAATGATCTTCCCCACCAGTCGTAATGGGTTGCGTTTGGTCAACCCCTCAACAGGACTACTCCAACCGTTGAGCTGTTCCTCCCCTTGGCCAACGACCCTCAGGTGCTCGGGTTGTTGGCTTACCCCCTGGATAAGACTGTCCAACCGGCCCTCGATAGGACCAGCTGGTGCCTTGCTAATGCGGCGGGTCAGGTTGGTTTTGCTTCGCATCAGTGTGTCCTGAATCGGGTGCCTTCAGCCGGGATGTATCCCATTCCGCTACCCATGCCCCGGTCGTTACCCCAGAGCAGGTTGTTATTGAGGTGACGCTCCTCATCCCGAATCAACATCGCTCGGGCGTACTCCTCATCCTGTGCCGTATAGGTGTAGATGATGTTGGAGTTGATGTACCGATCGCTGTAGATCCGTGCTGCTCGGATCGTCATGTACTGCTGCGCTGCATGAGGTAGGTGGTCCCATGGCAGCTTCATCACGATCCGATCCACAACCAGTGGTCCGGTCATGTCCTTACCGAAATCAAACACTCGCTTGAATCGGTGGTACACCCTGTCCCCCCTCGCCACATACTCCATGTCGGGGTAGCGGTTGGGAGAAAAGATCACCGCCAGTGCGTCGTCACTGATCGGGAACTGGTCGCTGGTGTCCTTCTGCAACTCGACGTTGCGATCAGTGTTCCAGCTCCAACCCTCTGACTGAACGTCACGGCTCACCTCATGCAAGGTGCGGCGAGCCAGTGCACTGTCGGTGATCTCATTCACCGTGATGTCACTGAGGCGATCAATCGGCGCTTCACCGATGACGCCAAGCAGCGTGTTGATCGCCTCTAGTTCCGTCATCAGATCACCAGGGTCACGTCAGTGCCAGTACCAGCTGTTGCCTTGGCCACGGTGATCACATCGCCAATGGCGTAACCAGAGCCAGGGGCTTTCACCACAGCACTGGTCACCACGCCACCGGTGGCAACGAGATCAACAGTCAGGCCAGTGCCCTTACCGCCAGTGGTTGCAACACCGGTCTTGTTGGTAGCGCCACTGGTGCCGTTACCAGAGATGCGTAGACCTGCACCGGCTGCCAGCTTGGCCAGCATGACGCCGTTGGTGGCAGCGCCACCGGCACCAACGAGACCATTGACACCTGTCACGGTGTAGGTAGGGGGATCGCTAACGGTGCCAGCAGCACCCACGGTCCCAGTCTTCAGGTCAGCAGCAACAGTGACCAGAGGCACTTGTGCCATCGGATCGTCATCTTGTGCGGCTTGCCAATCCCAAGCAATCGCTGTCTTGGTGGCAGGTGGATTGATGGTGGTGATTGTGATGGCCATAAAAAAGGAGGGCATCGCTGCCCTCCATCTTGCCTCCGATTGAGATTGACTCAACCGTTGTGGACTTCCACCACACACTCGGGGCGGAGGATGCCAAAGCCGCAGGCGTAACGTGCAACCATCAGCGTTGCTTGGTACATCACGTTGTAATCATTACCGGTCATCTGCATTGACAGATCACGCAGCTTGAGTACACCTGCTGCACCCTTCTGGAAGGCCAGCATCTTGGTCTTGCTCATGTCCACAGAGGACAGAACAGTGTCAGAACCAGCAAAGGTGTAGCCCTGTTCACCAGCTTTCGCGGTGACATTGCCTTGCTTGATGTGGTTGCTGCTGTAGATGTTGAAGCCAGCCAGTTTGGCGATTTGACCTTCCTTGTAGGAGCCGTTGGCACCTTGTTGGTTGAAGTCAAAATTGACCGCTCTGCTTGACTGAATCAGCGTGTAGTAGATCTCAGGGCTACACACCAGCACACGGCCATCAGCAGGGATGTCCTTCTCATCGAGAGCCTGAGCTGCAGCGAAGACGCTGGCAACCAGATCATCGGGAGTAGGAGTCGCCTTGTTCAGGTCGATCCGAGTACCAACGCGGTAAGGATCGTCGGGGCTCAGGCCAGCAGGCAGGTTGGCGGTCAGGTCACCAGTGGAGGTGCGAGCGCCGAGGGTCAGCACACGAGCAATACGCTTATCGAACTCACGAGCCAGGGCCTGGCCCAGCTCTTTTGAGTAGATGCTGCGAATGTCGTAGTGATTCTTGGCCTCGTCGAGGTCATACAACGCGGCGTCTGCAACGAGCAGATCATCAATCTTGATGACCACTTCGTTCTGAGCCATGTTGCCCTGGCCTTCGATCATCTTGCCCGGAGTGTGATACCGAGCAGTGAATCGTCCAGTCACAGGGAACTGAGCAGACTTACCGTTCTGGATGGTCCGCTCTTGCACGAAGCCAGAGAAGATGCAGTTCCGGCGGAAGGCTTGAAGCACCTCCCCGGAAAACACCTTCAGGAATAGAGCATTGTCTTTTGCCCAGGTGCCCGAGTCGTTGTTAATTACACCGGGCCTGGACAGGGTCACGTCAGGTGCAGCCACCGTCGGTCTCCATGATCAGGGTTTGCAGGTGATCAACAGTGAGGCATCCCGCCTCTCACTCCTTGCTCCTGGGGTGTCGGCGTACCGGGCCTAGGGCAGAACCGTGTGTTGGATCTGCCCATAGTTCTACACCAACATCAACGTGGCTGGAAGACGTTGCTAACAGCAATCCGCCTTTCAACCTCTTTGATGTATGCCGGATCAGGATTGCTCCCGCTGTAGCGAGGGTCATTCATTGCTTCCACCACCTGGGCTTCGCTGCTGAATCCCTTGATCTCGGCGCTAGGTGCACGACCACCTGACAGCTTCGGCTCATAGCCGTTGGCCATCATGAAGTCATACTGCAACCCTTTCAGTTGATTCAGGATTGCTCCCTCATCACCTGAGGACAACGCATTATTAAATGCTGTCACCCTTTCCTCAGGCAGATTCGATGCGGCCCAGCCAGCAATCCGCTGGTACTGCTGCTCACCACCTGCCTGGTTCATCAGGCTTTCACGGATCCGCTGGGCACGCTCTGGTGTTACAGCAGGAGCCTCGCCCTCCTCAGCCTCAACCTCAGCCTCAGGAGCGTCTGCAGTAGGTGTCTCCTTGGTCTGGAGTTGACCTCCCTTCAACCGGCTGTACTCCGCCTGCAGGCTCTGGTACGCCGATGCCAGGTCATCAACTGACTGGTACTTGCCAAGGATCAGATCACCTTGACTGTCACCAGCAGCCTCGTCATACAGCTCAGCTCGCGCTGCATCAACTCGCGCTGATTCCTCAGCAACGGCTGCAACCTCAGCTGGGCTTGAGTCCATTCCGGTCTGTACTTCAGCCACGGTTGAATCCATCCCGAATGATCATGTGGCCTTCGCCGCTGGGATAAGGAGCAAGCCTTGTCCCAGCTTCAACTTCAGACCGGGACGGCTTGACCTCCTTGGGGCTGTCCTCCTCCTGCTGGAGGGGCGGCAGCTGGCTGCGGCTGCGGCGTGTTGGTGAGTCCATTGTCAACAGCTCCTTGTGTGAGTTGTTGCGCCAACTGTACCTGTTGTTGTTGTGCCATTTCAGCTTGCATGTCCTGTTCGGATTTCACCAAACCGGCAATGTCTATGCCGTCTGACGCTGCATACCGTCGAATCAATTCACTTGGATTGATGTACTGCAGGAACTGCTCGGGCCCGATGCTCGCTGCCACCACCTGCAGGAAGTTTGTCAACCGTTGCTTGTCATTGCCGCGGCCAATCGCTTCCAGACCTGTCGTCACCTGAGGTTCAACCAGTCCCTTCGGCACAGGTGGCAGCTCACCGCTCCGCTCCATCAGGTGCATCACCCGACGAATCAACGGGATCTGTAGCTCAGCACTCAAGATTGAATACACCCCACCCAGGCCCTGCTCCAGCTGCTCTGCCATCAGCCGGATCTCCTCTGCTGTCACACGTTCTGCATCACGCTGTAGCGCCTCGTTCGTCAGGAACGTGAAGTTCAACCGACGCTCGATCAGCTGCATCGCTTGCAACGCTGTCGCAAAGTCATTCGCCTTCTGCACCTGTAGGAACTCAACGTCCGCTGCATTACCAGCAACGATCGCTCCGTTCTCTGCACGAGCCAGTACGTCTGCTCGGGTGGTGCCATTGGGATTGACCAGACCGATCGCCTTTGCAGCAATCAAGCTGCCCTGCACGATCGCCTTACTCAGTGACTCAAGGCTTTGCAGGTCACCCAACACCTCCTCAACTAGGCCGCGGCCATAGCTCTCACCAGCAATACGGTGCAGCCGTAGCGGCACCCAGGGGCTGGTCTCCAACTTACTGAAGCCTGCGGTGCCAGGGATCCGCTTACCGTCGTACTCCTGGAACCACTCAACCGCTCGCTCACCACCAGCTGGATCAATCGTGACCAGCGTGTACAGCTCCTCGGTGTCATCATCCTCCCCCTCGGAAGCTGACTCAGCACCAGGTGGTAGATGACGATGTGACACCGTCTCCCGAATCACGATCTCGGTGACGTTGCCATCTGGATCACGATCAATACAGAAGGACCGCAGGCCATACATGCGGATGGTGTCAGCCCCCACGTACAGCAGGGCGTTACCACCAACAATCAAATGCTTGATTGCCTCGAATAGTGCAGGGCGTGCCTGCAGTTGATCCATCCGCTGCAGGATCTGACGCTCCATCGAAGCCAGACCCACGTCCAGCTCACTCATCAGCTGCTCTGGATCAGCACCGTTCTTGCTGATGTATTCCTGCAGCTGACCACGATCCATCACCAACCGGAAGAATGGCTGGCTAGGGGGGTACAGAGCAAGCAGCAGCTTGGCGCTGAGGTTGCTGACACCGCGAGCCCCTGACCCTTGATACAGAGAGGGGAGCTTGTTGAACTGTTGCCCTGTCCAACCCGAGTTCTGGTCTGACTCAGGGATCAGGGTTGGGATGGTGAGACCAGAGCAGTCAATAGCTCGACGCAGGTACTGGGAACGGAATAGTTCCAGGTCGCGCCAGCGGGATTCAGCGGTGTCTTTCATCAGGCGAGCTGCAGACCAGCGAGAGGATTAGCGTTGGTGCCAAGGCCGCTGATTATTGCCAGCGAGCTGAGCGTGTTGGCCTTGGTGTTGGTCACCGTGGTGTTGTCCTGCCGCTGATCACCCAGGGCTGCGGTGGATGCAGTGGGTTCCAGGGAAGGAACAAAGGCGTTACTCAGTGCCTGGGTTTGACGCAGTTGCTCCTGGTATGCGGAGTTGGCTGAGGCGATCTGACCTT